TCAGATTAAACATGCAAACTCCTGTGAGCATTGCAAACACAAGACGGGCAATAGTTTAGCTGTTATGAAGGTAGTGTTAAATGACGATGGTGATACAGAGTATTCTCTTAAGTTCAAAGAGATAGTAACACTATCACAGCTAAAAGCTCTCGTTACATATCTTGATACATATGTAGCAGAGGTGATTGAGATAAGGTAACAATAAACAAGAAATGGGGGGAGCAATCCCCCTGTTTCATTATGGAGACAAAATGAATCAATTAGCATGGAGTGTAATGTCAGGTAAAATGGAAGGTATACCTGCCTTAAATACAGACACAACAACAAACAAGTTTTGTATAGCAAAGTCTAAGGATGTTAACTCAATTTGTAATAAATGTTACTCATGGAATATGTTGAAAACATTTAGAAAAAACGCTGTTCCAAGATTCAAAATGAATAGCGATATACTATCAAGCAGAGTCCTCGATATGAACGAATTAGTGAGACCAAAAGGTAACCATGTAAGATTCAACGCACATGGTGAGCTAATTAACACCTATCACGTTCAAAACCTAGTGAATTACGCACTTTTTTACCCTAAGGTAACCTTTACCCTATGGACGAAGAAAAAGGCTCTTATACGCTCGTTTTTCAATAAGCATAAAAAGCCTGATAATTTGATACTTATCTACAGCAACGAAATAGTTGGTACTGTTTATAAGTCTGTACCAAAGTATTTTGATAAGGTGTTCAACGTAGTTAACTCAGATTTAACCTCAGTTAATTGTACGGGAAAATGTATCGATTGCATGATGTGTTATACTCAAGGAAATAAGACGGAACAAATTATTGAAAAAATAAAATAAAGTAATGCTAAAAATGTATTGCATATGAATTGTAATACATGTAATTTAACTAACCATATACGGAGAATATAATGAAAAAAGAAAAGAAGACCCCCAAAACATTTTTGGTAAGGGAAATCCCTGCTGAGCAGTGGGAACAGTTTAAAATCAAGGCAATCCAAAAAGACACTACCTGTAACAAGGCTATGCTTGAATTGATTGACAGATATTCAAGAGGTCTTGTAAGATGAAGAATGATGTAAACCCATTTGATATTGATAAACTTTATTCTGATTTTATTGATAAAAAAAATGTAGAAAACTATGAGGAAAGGTATACCGATAATGAAGGTTGGTATAAAGCTTCATCAGCAGGGTTCTGTTCAAGAAAACTGTACTATGAATCTGTACTTAAACTCGAACCAACAAACAAGCCAAGTTCTGAATCGTTAATGAAAATGAGGCTTGGTACAGTGTTTCATGATGAACTTCAAGGTGCTTTGAAAGATACTGATGACCTATCTATATATTATAGAAGTATATATAATATAGAAGATACTATATCTATAGAAGATACTATATCTATAGATAACAAAGAAAAAGAAAAGTATATTTCAGAAAAAGAAAGTTGGAAAGTTCACGTTGAAGGAAATATTGAGATAGCAGACTTAAATGTTCGTGGTCATTACGATGTAGTCTTTGAAGGCGATAAAGTCTTTCTGTACGATATCAAGACTATAGGAGCTTATCCGTGGAAGCTTCGATTTGGAAGAGATAGGAAGCCTCAACATCGTGCCTACCCTCTACAGCTTGGAACTTATGCACTTGGCATCGAGGAAGAGTTTGGTAGGATTGATGGGATGTATCTGTACTTTTACAACAAGGATACGTCTAAGACCAAAACTACAGAAGTGCCTATGATTGAGAAATCAAAAGCCTACATGTATTGGGAGTCTGTCAATGAGGAACACGCAAAGGGGTTGCCAAAAATGGAACTTGGTCAATCACCTGAAAAAGCTTGGGCATGTGGGTACTGCCCATTTAGAGATGAGTGTAAGCCTGATGCTTACATTGAACACATGAAAAAAAGAGGAGCATGGTATTAACATGGCTAATACGAAAAAAGAACATTACTTTGAGGTTTTGCGTAAGCATAACGTATCAAAGCATATGGAACAAAAAGGGCAGTTCAACTATCTTAGTTGGGCATACGCTGTAGAAGAGTTAAGGAAGCTTAAACCTGATGCAACATGGAGAGTTGTAAAAGATGAGAATGGATATCCATACACATCGACTCCCGCAGGGCATTTTGTAGAGGTAGAGGTTACTGTTGATGATATATCATTATCACAAATACACCCCGTCCTTGACCATAGGAATCAAACACTTGAGCAACCAAATGCTTTCCAGATAAACACATCAATTCAAAGATGTTTGGCAAAAGCAATTGCATTGCATGGGTTGGGTCTGTATATATTTCGAGGTGAGGATTTACCCGAAGCTGACCCATTGAATGATAAACAACTTAAAGAGATAGATTCTCTATTAAGGCAAATTGAGGATGATGCATTTACAGAGCTTGTAAATAGTAGGATAGATTCAAACTCAATCAATCAAGGCAACTTTAGCACGGCTGTTGCTAAATTAGAAAGTAAACTAAATAGCATAAAGGAAGTAACAAATGAGTAACGTAGAAGACGTATTCAGTGATGATGATTTTTTCGCTGCAGATACAACAAAAATAGCAAAGGCACTAGTAAAAACTCCAAAGCCTAAATGGACTCCATTTGCTGATGGTGAGTATTTTGGGCATATCTCAAAAGTAACTACTCGTGAGGTTGATACACATAAGAAAACGCATAGAGCGATGGTGTATAACTTTGAAGTAAGGGTTGCTGATGAGAACTCAGTAAACAACTACACTTATCCATGGGGAAATACAACCTATGATACAGGTGGAGAAGAGTATGTTGGAAAGACAATCCGTGCAAGAGGAGTATTCAGATACCTTGTCCCTAAAGATGGTGATACATTCAAAGCTAATCCTGAAGGGAATAAGTCATTTACATATTTCTGTGATGCACTTCAAATAGAACTACCTACTAAGTCTAAAACAATCGATGGCGTAGAGGTTGTTGTGAAGTCACTCCCAATCCTTACGGATGCTGATTTGCTTGGGAAACCTGTTATCGCAGTTGTTGGTGAAGGCAATAAATACACCAATAAGAATGGTAAAGAGGTTACTCCAAAGGAAGTTAAGTTTGTAAAGGCTTGGAGCGATGGTGAAGTAAAGGAGATAAAGCCTGATGCTGATATTCCGTTTTAGAAGATTAGCTGTAAGATTCTTGCTTTTTTTGGGAGTAAGTATTCCTAATATTTGCAAGATTACAGGCTACAGTAAGGTTACTGTTTACAAGATAAGGAAAGATAGTAAAAAGAACCTTGCTTAAATAATTACCCAAAAGAGCCACAGGCACAAGTGATTTTATTATTGCTTACCACATAAGATAACTAGAGTAGGAGTGCTCAATGATGTTGTCGCACATTAACATTACAAGGCTGTAAGTTGCTTGTAAAAAACTACAACAAGTCCTGTGGCTATGGGTATACAAGGGTATACTATACCCTAATAGGAGAAGAAGTGAAAAAAGAAAAAGAAGATAAGTGGGACTTATTAAGTATGTTTACACCTATTGAGGTTTGGCTTCTCATTATAGCAACTGTTGTAATGATGAGTGTCCTTTACTCTTTGGTAAGCTTGTTCTAATTTTTACGAAAGAAAAAAGACTTAGATAAATGATATAGAATATTTAAATTATAGGGCAATTATGATAACGAATCAAGAATCAAGGTATTGGATACTTGGATACCCAAGAGATACTAATTATGAAAAGGAAAGAAAGAGGCAGAGGGATGAGCGAAGGAAAGAGTATAATACCCTATATAAATGCACAAAATGCAAAAAGGTTTGGGAACAGTTTTGCTCTTATAAAGGCAAGAAGATAATAACTTATAGTCATATGCCATCTTACGGATTAAATAAAGAAGATTGCCAAAAATGTAAAGGAGATAGTAATGGGTAGAGCCATAGATATGGAAAATAGTATACAAAAAATAATTCAAAGGATTGAGAGGATTGAACCAGCTCTTGAAAAGATAATCAATTGGATTTCAGAACAGGAGAGCAAGGTTGATAATACGAAGCAATATAAAAGTACAACAGTTAAAAAATCAACCAAAGCAACAAAGACGATGTCAGATGTGCAAGAAGGTGACGACAAGTAAGCCGTACGAGCTAACACTTGTTTCCTTTACGGGACTACAAGATACTGTAATGGATGTCTGTAGAAAATGTGCTTACAAAGAAGCATATGGAACAAAAGGAATGTCAAGGGCTATGAAGGAGAACGAGATTGAAAAAGAAGGCAACTAAAAAAGATATAGAAACAGTAGTATCGAATCTTATAAGGCATCTACAGGTTATAGAGCAAAAAGTAGATGCACTTGATAATATATTTGGTACATACATTAAATACAAGAAAGACGAAAAGGGCTTTCAGAAGTATATTAAAAAACAGATTGATTTAAAGTCTGATGATAGAGATAAGTAAGGAACTAGGCTATGTGTATTTTACCTCAACAGGTGAGATATATGCAAAACGGATTGATGCTGAGATGCGTCAAGCAGAGATTAACTATACTAAAGAATCAAGAGAAATGATAGAAAGGAGGCTTCTTGTGGATGCAGAGAAAATACTAGCAATACTAAATGAACGAGGATGGGGTGTTTACTATAAAACAAACCCAATTCATGTTCTTGGTGTACAAGGAGGTGAGCCACCTATTTTCTCCGTCAATGCTGTAAGCGATGATATATTTTTGAATGTGCTTGCAGGCAATGACAAAGGAGATGATAAATGGCATTTAGAGACAGATTCAACTCAGTAGAAGAGTATGATGATTGGCTATTGGCTTTCTATGAGGAAAGAATAATTACACTCATGGACGGCATTGGAGAGTTTACAGAGTATGGAACGATGATATCCCCGACCCTAATAAAAACTACAATGGATAGATACATCAAATTATTGGAAGATAAATATGTTATTGATAGGAAACTGCCTTGATAAATTAAAAGAATTAGAGGAGGGGTCAGTACAGTCTTGCGTAACCTCACCCCCTTATTGGGGTTTGCGTGACTATGATAATCCTGACCAACTTGGACAAGAAGACCACCCTGAAGATTTTGTTATAAGGTTAACAGAAATCTTTATGGAGGTGCATCGTGTACTCAAAGATGATGGGACGTTATGGCTTAATATCGGAGATACATATTTTGGTGCAAAGGGTGGTCATTGGGATGGTGGAAATTCAATACATAATGATGAATCGGGAGTCAAGTTCAGGGAGAATAGAAAAGCTCCCCCTAAGCACCCATATTTGAAGACTAAAGACCTATCAGGTGTTCCTTGGATGTTGGCATTGTCATTGCAAAAAAGGGGATGGTATTTAAGGCAAGATATTATATGGCAAAAGCCCAACCCAGTCCCTGAAGCTGTAAATGATAGATGTGCTAAATCACATGAGCACATATTTTTGCTCACAAAGAAACCTAAGTATAAATTTAATGCTAAAGCTATAGCTGAACCTACAAGGCGAAGAACTGATGTATGGACAATTAATACAGCGTCTTTTAGTGGGGCACATTTTGCAGTATTTCCACAAGAGATACCCAAGATGTGTATAGGCGCAGGCACGGATAAAGGAGATGTTGTACTTGACCCTTTCATGGGAAGTGGAACAACTGCCTACGTAGCTCAAAGATTAGGACGTAAATGGATTGGAGTGGAACTAAACCCTGAGTATGCACAAATAATTAAAAATAGGGTAGCACAGAGAGAGTTATTTTGAGCAGAAGAACAAAAATATATAAGAATAAGCTGAAGCGTGAAAAAAGAAAAGCAATGGAAATGCTTAAGAACAGGCTTAGTGGCAAGGCAAGAAGAATTGAAAGATTGAAGAATAAAATACAGAGGACTCCTCATCTTGAAGAATGGTCAGAAAAAAAGATGAAAGAGTCAAGGGAACGGAGACATAAGCCGACAATTAAATGTAAAGTAGGCTTTGAATATAAAAAGGAGAAAAGATAAATGTTTATACAAATAGATGAGAAATATGCACTAGAGACAGATAGTGATTGTTGGATGATTCAAAAAAGAGTGAAGGTTAATAAAGGGTGTCCTAAAGGGTGGAAATCGTTTGCGTATCACCATACCTTCAAAAGTGCCCTAGAAAGCTTGGCAAGAAGAAAAGTTAGGCTATCAGGAGCACAGAATCTTGAGGATGCAATAAAAGATGCACAAAAGGTAGGTGAAGAATTATCGGCAATATTCGATAAAAGCTTTGAGAAATAATGGATATAGAAAATGGTCATAATGATATAACAGAAAAAGAAGTGGATGACCTCGTGAATCATCCAAAGCACTACACATCAGGAGCGATTGAATGCATTGATTATATTAATGCCTGTGAATTTGATTATCTTGAGGGTAATATCGTGAAGTATGTTACACGATACAAACATAAAAACGGAGTCGTAGACTTGCGTAAGGCAGAGTTTTACTTACGTATGTTAATTGAAAGGGAGTTAAATGGAATCGGAGATGAGACTTGAGAATATTGTTCTTGGTCAAGCAGTAAATAACCCAGAAGATTTTGATGAACTTGCACAATACGTCCCCAATGGGGATGTTTTTGTTCAGAGTAGAGCAAGACGTTTATGGGAAAAGGTTGGAGGTATGCGAAGAGAGGATAAGCCTATAAGCCTTATTACAGTAACTTCAGCACTAACCTCATATGATGGAGAGAAGGGTGTAACATCATCTTATGTAGTGGATGCAACCACAGCAGCAGCTTGTTCTACAGGAGTAAAAGATATGACTCATGCAAAGCTAATGTATGAGAAGTATATGTTAAGAAGAGTTTTAGGAGAGGCTCAAAAAATTGAATCTCTTGCAAGAAATAATTCAGGAAAGGTTTATGATGCAATTGAGGATGCACACAGACACCTTGGACAAATATTAGAATTAAAGCCTGATGAGAACTTTTCTATTGATAAAGAACTGCTTTCTGCCATAAGTTCTATCACTGACAAAGAGTCACTTTTGATTAAGACAGGCTACGATGGTTTAGATGCCTTCGCAGGTGGATTAACAAAAGGAGAAATTACAATTATTGGGGGTCGCCCAGGTCATGGTAAGACCACCTTTATGATTAACTTGCTATCACGAATGATTCACTCTGGACTCCGTATAGCCTTCTTTAGTAGGGAATTACCAAATAGCGAACTACTGAAGAAACTCCTCACCCTTGAATCAGGTAAGTTATCATATGGGATGGTTCGAAAAGGCATTTTTGAACAGAGCGACCTTCAAGAACTTGAGTACATAAAAGATAAGATGACGGATTGGTATGCAAAGGAAAAGTTCGTCATGTTCGACCACATAAGAGACTTCTCAAATACGGCAAGTGAGATACGGAAGTTTAAGCCTGATGTGGTTTTCGATGACTACCTCCAGCTTATACAACCTCATGGTAAATTTGACCAAAGAAGATTGCAATTAGAACAACTTGTAAATGATTACAAGTGGGTGGCAAAAGAAAATAAATGTGCCGTTGTACTTGCATCTCAACTTAATAGGGCAATCGAAACAAGGAATGACCCTATACCACAGCTATCAGATTTGGCAGAGAGTGGAGCAATTGAACAGGTGGCAGAGAATGTATTCTTTGTCTTTTACCCTCATAAGGTAAAGCCTGATAAGGCACAAGATAATATAATTGAAATACGTGCAGCTAAGGTTCGCTATGGAGAAACAGGACGATGTGAGCTTGGATTCGATGGTGATAGAGCAAAGATGTACGGAACATTAGAGGAGTTAGTAGATGCGAAAAGAGAAAAAAGGAGAAGTGCGAAAGCAAGGGCAGTCCAAAAAAAGGAAGATGACCTCAACCTCCCATTCTAGAATCATTGGTATAGACCCAGGAAAAAATGGTGGGCTTGTTGTAATATCAAAGAAAGAGATAAGGGCATATAAATGTCCTGAGACTCCTGATGCAATGGCTACACTGTTTGGAGTTGCTTTGAATGGAGATGCTCCCATTGACACATACTTTGTTATGGAAAAGGTATGGGCAAGACCTGGAAACGCATCAAGAGCAGCTTTTACTTATGGGGTTAACTTTGGATTATGGTTGGGCATAGCAGCATCATATGAGGTTGATGTGAATTATGTTCTTCCACAGAAATGGATGGCTCACTTTGAGTGCCCGAAAGGAATGCAAGTTACACAGAGAAAGAATTGGCTAAAGGATAAGGCAAAGGAGTATTATCCTGAACTTAAAAAAGTTACATTGGCTACGGCTGATGCAATATTAATTGCGAGATATGGACAAGATGTTACAACAAATAGTTAAACACTTTGGTGTTTGCGAAATAGAAGAAAGAGGTAATTGGGTGGCTTTAAATACGGACTATATTAACAATAATTACGATATTAAGACCGAAGGTAGGGTTAAGTTCGAAAAGGACTTAGACTATGGTAAAATAGGCGAATTTTGGGTAGATGATGCATTGAGCAACGGAACAGTTGAAGT